CCATTTAGACGCTGTAGGCATGGGCCGCAACCGCAAAAAAGAGATGATTGAGCATTTGTCAGCCGTGCCACTCTGCCGGATTTGTCACATGGAAATCCACACAGTAGGTATTGAAATCTTTGGCGACCGTCACGGCCTCAACGTATGGCGGCTTAATGCAAGAATGTTAGCGAGGTGGTTATGGGAAGGTTTGAATTTGTAGAAGACAACGCTAGGCTAATCATCCGTGACGTGCTTGAAGAGTCCGTTAAATCTCGTTGATTACCCTGCACTTTAGTCGTACCTTTCGGTATGGCGAAAAAGCCTGAAAAGCAGGATGGCAGCAGGGCAACTCAGTTTAAGCCGGGTGTTTCGGGTAATCCAGGCGGGCAATCTAAAGGCCCAACAATCCCCAAATTACTCCGTGAGATAACTTCCAAAAAGGTCTCCCTTAAGGATAAGCGCACTAAGATGCAGGCTATACTTGAGAGGGCTGTAAAGCAGGCGATGGCAGGCCATAAGGAGGCACGGGAGTTTGTGGCTTCGCGGATGGAGGGCAAGGCCATTGAGCGGATCGCCCAGGAGATTCAATTGACTGACTTCACGGGGGGGAATGCCGAGGAGTATGTCCGGTCTAAGCTATCCAACGGAGATTAGTTTAAATTGGACTCACCGGGCGGAACTACTCAGCAATGCCGATAAAGACCCGCAATACGCCGCAGCCCTCAGAGTCGTTTGTTCGAAGAGCATCTTATTTTGGGTCAATTCATTCTGTTACATCCATGAAGTCCGCCAAGAGCTACAACGGCTCCATGAGTCAGAGAACGCAGCCCTCCCCTTCATTACCTATCCATTCCAAGACAAGTACATCCTTAGACTTGTAAAGCAGATTGAAAGCGAGAAGGATATGATAACAGAGAAGAGCCGTGACATGGGCGTTAGTTGGATGGTGCTCGTGGTCTTTGTATGGTTCTGGCAGTTCGGGGATGCAGGGAATGACTTTCTGTTAGGCTCACGCAAAGAAAACTTTGTTGATAAGCGTGAGGACATGGACGCGCTGTTCCCCAAGATACGCTATTTACTCAGGAATCAACCGGCCTTCCTGCTCCCTAAAGGCTTCGCTCTCAAGTCCGAGGCTGACGAAAAGCGCCATGCACCCTACATGATTGTTAAGAATCCCGAAACCGGCTCAACGATAACAGGTGAGGCAAACAATAAATACTTCGGTTCCGGTGGCCGACGGCGGGCGGTGCTCTTAGATGAATATGCTAAATGGGAACATACTGACGAAAGCGCATGGCAATCATTGGGGGATGTTACCCCGTGTCGGCTCCCTGTCTCATCAGCGAACGGGAAGAGGAATCACTTCTACCGCTTGAGGGCAGGGGAGATAGGCAAGATAGCCGTAACCCGGATACATTGGGAAGACCACCCGCACAAAGACTCTGCATGGTATGAGGCAGAAAAGACTCGGCGCTCCCCTGCTGAACTTGCGGCAGAGGGGGACATTAACTACGCAGCCTCAGTAACTAACCGGGCTTATGAATCCTACAGCGAGCAGCAGCACGTCAAGCCCGTTAAATACCTCTCAGACGCGCCAATCAGTCTGATGTGTGACTTCAACATTGACCCTATGAGTTGGGCTATCGCCCATGAGTTTGGTGGTGAGTGTGCCTTCTTTGATGAAATATCAATGTACACTGCCTCGACAGCTAGAGCAGCAGAGACATTTGGGAAACGTTACAAGAAGCATGATAACAAGCAGTTGAACATTTACGGGGATGCCTCCGGCCATGCGCGACAGCGAGCCGTTAGGGGGTTGCCGAGTGAATACCAGATCATCATTGATATACTCCGAAAGCAATTTGGTTGGCAAGTCACGCTTCACGTCCCCAGGGGAAATCCCTTAGTCTCACCTAGTATCGAAGCCCTGGAAAAGCGCCTGTCTGATTGGGAGAGAAAGGGGAAGTCCTGGGTTACAATTGATCCCAAATGTAGAGCCTTAATTGAGTCCTTTGAACAGACCCAACGCAAAGATGATGGGCTGGACAAATCCGGTGTGGAGCACATGACAGACGGCCCACGGTATTGGGCGCAGTATCGGTATCCAATAATTTCTAGAAAGGTCAGTTATGGCGAAGCCTGGTGATAACATAAACACATTCCCCGTAGTTCCTGCTGTATGGCTTGGGGATATGGTAATCAATCTCAAGCGCACGAATCATCAAAAGTTCATGGATGACAGGGGGACATTGATTGAGGCCTACGAGGGCGATAATCTAAAGGAGTTGACAGAAAACTACTTCAAAAGCAAGACAACCGGCATACAAAAGAGTGTCCCTTCGGCAGTGCAGAATCTACTTGACAGGGCTATTAGACGCATGTCACTGGTGTATAAAGTCGAACCTGATTACGGGACGGACAAATGGCCCGATGGTTATGACCCTATGAAGCGGTGGTTGTTTATGAAGAGCTCTGAACGGATGGCAAACAATATCGGCACTGTTCTGCTACGTCCGGTAGTTCGGGATGGTGTGATGGACTACGATTTGATCTGGAACTGGCTTCCGTTTTTTGAGGGCGACCCCCTAACCCCAACGGGGATATTGTATTCAGTAGTGACCTCCAATGTTAATGATGTGCCGGATATCGAATGGGTATTTTGGACCGCTGAACAATTAGTGGTCTTTGACTCAAGCATGAAGGTCAAGCCACAGCCGGAGAATGAAGACAACGAGAACAAGTTTGGCATATTGCCGTTTGTCACTGTCAATGTGAGGCAAGGGCAGGGGTATTGGAATTGGGGATATGGCAATCCGCTCCTAGACGCCAACACTGCAATCAATGTAGCGTTAACCGAGATGCGATTGGGGATGCGGTATACGATGATGGGCCAGTGGGTTGTGACAGGAGTGGACGAGGACACCAAGATAAAATTAGGTGTGGATCAAGTGGTAAAACTGCCTTTAGATGCTATACTAGAGGCTAAGGCACCACCTGCGGCAATGGACGATGCGACAACTTACATAAAAGCAGAATTTGAGAACGCTTTTCAAAACATTGGTCTTCACGTGACTTGGGGCGAGTCCGGGGGGGTGCCTTCAGGTGAATCCCTAAAGGTGAAAAACATTGAACTGTTAGAACGCAGGGAAGACGATTTAGCCGTATGGCTAAAGTCGGATCGTGACCTATATGAGATTGAAGAGATAGTGTGGGAGAAGTCCGACGGTACAAAGGGTAAACTCCCAAAGCGTGAAGTCAACTTTGCCGAGGTCGAGTTCCCCGTTTCTCCAGAACAGCAACAGGCCCGTGATGAATGGGATTTAGATCATGGTCAGATAACCGAGGCTGAGATACTTTGGCGGAATGATCCTGATGGGTATAAATCCCTTGAAGAGGCAGAGAAAAAGGTTTTAGATAATAAGGTCAAAATAGCCCCGCAATCAGGTAGGAGCGCATTTACCCGTGCCCCACAGAGTTGAAAAAGCGGTAAGGCAGATCGACTCCCTGAGAAGAGGGGTCAAGGAGGGGCAAGTCCTTAAACGGTCGGTGGTTGATCTGGCGTTAGAGGGTGACAGAGAGGGCTTAATCCAAGCAATACTAGATCAGATGAAGACCTTCCAAATGACCTTTGATGATGAAGTTATAGAGGCGACTAAGGCGGGTACGCTGCTGGCTGAGGAGTTGCTGGGTGTTAGTCAAGGAGTAGAACGATGACCGATAACGGTAAATACTTAGGGTCCTTGGTGCGCGACACGATTACTGGCTTTAAGGGCAGGGTTATAGCCCATACGACGTATCTTCACGATAATGATGACGTACTTGTCCAGCCGGAACACCTTAATTCGGATGACGGGTCACTCCCAAAATCAGCAACCTTCCCAGTGAAGCGGGTCAAATTTATGAAGGAAGAAAGATGCTGAGTATCCCTGAGCAGGAGCGGCTTTTTGTCAGTCAAGGTTAACTTCAGCCTTGATAAACTAGCCCGTGCCGCCCCCATAATCATGGCCCAATTAATCAATGACGTTGGAGATTTGGTAGTGACCGATACGATTAAGGGTGCCGAAAGGGGTGTGGATCAGTCTAACGAGCCTTTTAAGCCACTAAAAGCAGCAACCATAAGGTCAAAGACAGGTCAGTTCCCCAATCGAGCGCTATGGGATACGGGCCGCATGATCGAGGGGATGTTTCTCAAGAAAATAGCAACCCCTGCTAAACTACGGGCATTGGTTGCTCTAGCGCGGGACCGGGTAAAGATTGGGGGATTTCACCAGACAGGTGACGGGAATCCCACAAGGGAGTGGTTCCCCGAGAAGGCAACCCCAAGGATAAGTAAAAGTATGCGGCCCCTGCTCCGTAGTGCTGAAAATAAATTGGTCAAGGCGGTTAAATGAGTGAACTTGGGCAGAATATCGCCGCCTTAGAAGTGTTCATTGACGAAGCCCTCTTGATTGAGGCTGAGTTCGCCGCATCTCTCTTAGAGCGTGAGATTGGGATTATGCGGGCTTCGGGTTTAAGTGACGAGGCGATTAAGGAAGTCTTGGACGCTGACTTTGCCGTCAGGGGTCGGATATTTGGGCAGATCGAGAACGCGACTAAGGCCCATGTAGCGGGAATGATAACGGCGGCTTCGGCTTCAGC